GGGCTCGTGAGCATATAAATGAAACCCATGATACTAACCAGTATATTCCTTTTCTTTAAATTCCTCGCAGGGATTGGGCACGTCCGATGCCAACGACGCCAAGCGCTACTTCAACAACCTGAAGGTCCTCGTGAAGACGCTGACGTGGTCCGGCGACGCGGCCGAGAGCATCGACAAGTCTTTCAACAAGACACGGGCGGACGAGCGGAAGACGTGGCTCCTCGACTTCAAGCCCGGCAACCAGCTCGACCAGAAGCTCACCAAAATTCCTGTGGAAGATTTCATCAACAAGGACCTGATCTTGTTCTCGCGGTATGACGTGGAGCGTTCTATCCCGAGCGTGGTGGACGGTCTGAAGCCCTCGCAGCGTAAGATTTTGTTCTCGGCGTTTCGGCGAAACCTCGTCCAAGAAATCAAAGTCGCGCAGTTCGCTGGCTACGTGAGCGAGAACGCTGGCTACCACCACGGCGAGGCGTCTCTACAAGGGGCGATCGTCGCGATGGCCCAGGACTACGTTGGCAGCAATAACATCAATCTGCTTCTTCCCCGCGGACAATTCGGTTCCCGGCTCCACGGTGGTAAGGACTCTGCGAGCGCTCGTTACATTTTCACACAGCTCTCGCCCAGCACTCGCGACATCTTCCACAAGGCTGACGAGCGTCTGCTAAACTACCTCGAGGACGACGGTGACAAGATCGAGCCGGAATACTATGTTCCCGTTATGCCTTGGTTGGCCGTAAATGGTGCAAACGGCATTGGTACTGGGTTCTCTACGAACATTCCGGCGTACAACCCAAAAGACATCGTGGACAACGTGAAGCGCCTCATTGACGGGAAGGCGATGGTCGAGATGACCCCATCGTACCGGGGGTTCAAGGGCACCATCAAGGAGGCTTCCCCGGGCGTGTTTACGTGCCACGGTGTTTACGAGATCAAGGGTAAGACGGTCACGGTAAGCGAGCTCCCGGTAGGCACGTGGACGAATGAGTATAAGGAGCACCTGGAGAGTCTCATGGAAAAGAAGGTCGTGTCTGATTTCCGCGAAAAACACGATGAGAAAAATGTGCTTTTCGAGATTGACTTCGTCGGAACACCTGACCCCAAGATCCTGAAGCTGGAGAACACCATCCGGACCACGAACATGCACGCTTTTGACCCGTCTGGCAAGATCAAGAAGTATGACTCTCCTCTGGAGATCATTACCGACTGGTTCGAAGTTCGAAAGGAGTTTTACGTCAAGCGCAAAGAGGACCTACTCAAGGACCTCAAGGCACGGGTGCTCGTCGCCCAGAACAAATCGCGCTTCATCAACAGCGTCAATGATGGGTCGCTGGTCATCACACGGCGTGCAGAGGAAGACGTTGTCAAGGATCTCAAGAAGACGAAGTTTGACAGAGTGGATGGTTCGTTCGAGTACCTCCTTGGTATGAAGATCTCGTCGCTCACTGCCGAGCGTGCTGAGAAGCTGCGGGCGGAGGCAGCAGCACTCGAGGAGGAACTCGTCATTTTGGAGAACACTACCACGGAAACTATGTGGGTCAATGATCTAAACGCAATCAAGGTGTAAATGTCATTTATTACATATTGACAAATCGTGTGTATAAAAACAAGAATCACGTGTAAATATCAAATGGGTTTCATTTATATGCTCACGTCACCATCAGGGAAGTCGTATATCGGGCAAACAATTCGTCCGATTGAAGAACGTCTGAGGCAACATCAAAAACCAAATAGCGTTTGCGTAGCATTAGCAAATGCTATCCAAAAGTATGGCTGGGAGAACTTTGAAAAGCACTGGTACGAAGTCCCCGATGAGGACTTGAACGACCACGAGAAACTAATGGTTGAAGTACTCGGGACTCTATCGCCGGGTGGGTACAATCTGAGGGAAGGTGGTGGTTCGGGAGGTAAACCATGCGAGGAATCAAGAAAGAAAATGAGCGAAGCACGAATTGGAAAGGCGCTAAGCAAGGAAACAAAAATAAAATTGAGCGAAGCAAATTCTAGGGAGAATAATCCTATGTACGGAAAGACTCATACAAAGGAAATAAAACAAAAAATAAGAGAAACAAGTACAGGAAGAACCCATAAAGTAGAAACCAAAAAGAAAATTAGCGAATCACAAAAAGGTGATAAAAATCATATGTATGGTAAAACACCGAGTGACGAAACCAAACGAAAAATGAGTGAAACAAAAAAAGGTGTCAATAATCCTAATTCTAAGAGAATTTTTCAATATGATATAAACAATACATTTATACAATCATTTGCAACATCAATAGAAGCGGCACGAAGCCTTGATAAAAGTTCTGGGTCTGCAATAAGTAGCTGTGCACACGGTACACGAAAAACCGCATATGGATTCAAATGGTCTTTCACGGAACTGTAAAATCATACATTTTTGTAACTCGCAGTGCGTTTCTTGGCCTTTTGCTTAATTGCAATAATTTTCTTTTTCTGTTTCTCTGTGAGTTCTTTCGCAGTACGAGGGGTTTCAGAAGTGATCCGTTTCTTCGGGCGACACGTGGGATAATACGACTTGGTGCGAACGCTTCCACACGGTTTCCCAGTTTTGATATCTACCCATTTTTCGTCATACCAGCGAGCAAGGGCCGTCTTTTTCTTTGGCGGTGATGATGACTTATACGGTTTCTTGCCTTTTTTTGCCATCGCAGCTTTGTATTTCTGTACTACCATTCCGGAAGCATAAGCACTTGGCCATCTTTCTACCTGTGCTTTTACCTGGCGTTTGATTCTGTCGTATGCTGTCTTATCTGTGGGTATTGCCTTCCCAGCCATTACTATGATAAATATATTACTCGCGGGATTTTGTTGATATAATTTTATACCAAAAAAACCATCAATATTTATTTCTTTTTATTCTTATTTGTTCTTCTTGATGCGCTTAGCAGGGCTCTTGGCCCTCTTGGGGCTCTTGGCCCTCTTGGGGCTCTTGGCTCTCTTGGGGCTCTTGGCTCTCTTGGGGCTCTTGGCTCTCTTGGGGCTGTGAGTAGGCATGGTAGTCGTGATATATATAGTAAATATTTTTTTTTAGGAAGCCAAATATATTTGTATTTATAATAGATACGAGCGCTGCTTCCCTGCAACAAAACTATCACAATTCCGCAACTAGTCGGGACCTGTTGGTTCAATTCATTATATTACAAATGTTTAAAAATATCATCGCTATCATCATCATGTCTGTCAAAGAGATAACCAAGGTAGCCAGCGGAAAACGCCATAGAGCGCTCAGGGGAGATGATTTCTTTTACGTATAGAGTGTCGCCAGAAGGCGAGAAGTCGAAAATAACCGCGGAGATTTGCAACGCGGAACAGTAAGACAAGACCTGACTTTCGTCAATTTTCCCAACCTGCACGTTATATAGTCCCACATTCTTGGGGGGACGACACTTCAAGTTGACATCCTGGCCAATGCTGAGATGGCTGAACGGCTCTAGAAGTTCCTCGGAGAGAACAGGGCTCTTGTTGAGGATGTATCGGTCATCAATACCGTATGCAACTCGAAAGGCGGCTTCGGGGGAGCGAAACCCAAACACGGCGGCACCGCGGGTATTTTTCACCGCGTGGGCGTGACTGATGCCTGCCAAGTGCATTGGGTTGGAAACCGGAGTCACCACGTACAGACTAGAAGCGCTCATTTTTATTAATACACCGAATATATATTTTATACTTCAGGCGTCGATATGTGCAACGCGCTCCGCCACGATGTCCCGGATATCTCGTTCGATCTGACGGATCTCGGATCTCGACATGAAGTTGTGACTGACCTGACCGCGGACGAACTCGTCGAGCATGAATGGCGCGTTCGAATTCGCGGTACGGCACCACCATGAACCACGGACATTCTGGAAACCAAAGATAGACGCGTACTCTAGGAAACGTTCCTTCTCAGCACCTGGTGGGGCATCGTAGGTAATCTCGAGAACGCGCTTTACCGGCCCATGCATCTTCACCCACGCCGCAGAACTCGGAGTCATTTCGATGTGGGTCATAAGCCGCGAGTAGATGTTGTCGGTGTCGCCCACGTAAATCTTGTCGTTTTTCCCCCCGTTCTCGAGGAGAAGAACGTATGTAAAGTACCTGGACCCATTCTGGCTGTACACCCTCCCCGCCTTGGTGAACTCGTTGGAAACGTGGACGTTTGCAAGCGCGGCCTTCCTGAGACTCTCGAGCAATGCGAGGTTCATTTTGTTACATGACTTTTGGTTTTATTTAAGTTGGTTTAATTATGCGAGTGAGCATCGTCATCCAGGTCTTCTGTTTCCATCAAGTTAGACGCGCAGCTTGACGCGCAGTTTGACACGTAGGGCACGTAGCGAGAGGTGACCTCGTCCTCATCTCCGTCCTCCGTGCTCACACTGGCGTAGATCGACGCGACGTCAACTTGCGACGCGCATTCGATCCGCAAGACGTCGTGCATCTCCTCGTAGTCAACCGAGGAGCCGAGCGACACCTCGCTGAAGTTCTCGGAAATCGTGGACGACATGCTCGCGGCCGACATTTATGTATAGCGGGGTGAGATAGTATTCAAGAGGGCGGGTGTGAGAAGTAAAGATTGTGCGAGCGTCTCGTGTTTAAGTAAAGTTAAAAAAAGAAAGAATTTGTCAGTCTATTGTCATTTGACCCAGGAGGAAAATAGATATAAAACGCCCCGTCACGTTTTTTATTGTTATCATAGTAGTTACCAGCAAACATGTACATCTACAGCGCTCCAGAGAACCCCCGGGGCGGTTGCTTCTGTGTAATCCCCACGCCCATCTTCGACTCTATGTCGTCTGTAGATGTCTGTACGACGTGCGGTGTCGTACTCGAGACGGTCCTGGACGATAGCCCAGAGTACGGTTTCGATGACCAGGGGAACGACGTTTCCTACGTATCGAACTTTTCCGGGACTATCGTGAGTTTTGACGGGCAAAACGCCCCCTTGGCCGCGAAGTTCCAGAACACCACGATGACCGCCGCGGAGACACGGAGGCTAGAAATGGTTAAGACCGTCAACACCATATGCGACGCCTTCCACATCCCGAACCCGAGCGTCATTCGCGAGTGCGCGACTGACCTTGTTGACAAGCTTGATGAACGCGGCGTCAAGCTGAACGGAAAGAAGCGGTTTGCCTCCTACGCAGTCGCCGTTTACTTTTCCTGCAAGCTCAACGACGCGTCCCGGGAACTCCGCTCGTTTGCAAGCACGTGCTCTATGGACGCCAAGAACCTGAACTTTGCCGTCAAGGTGTTCAAAGAAAGCATCCCAGACATCTTGCGAAAGAACACTTCGGAGCACGAAATTTTCCTAAGCTCTACCGTTGCCAAGTTTTCTCTGGACGACGCCTCGCGAAAGACGCTGCGGAAGAACTCCCTCGGCTTCATCAATAAGTATCCGCAAATCTTTGAGACCGGTCGCAAGCCGAGGACCGTGATCGCCGCGGTTATTCTGATCCAGGTGTTCAACTCGGACGTGCCCATGGACGCGAAGGACATCTCGGCGACCATGGGCATCTCGCACAGCTCCGTGGCAACCGCGGCAAAGGAGATCTCGAAGATGTGCAATGTGTCTTTCTAGCAACTTAAAGAAAAACGAAATCCCTATTGTAAACCATGCTCACTTTTGAAAACTCAGACAACAAGTGTTGGAAAATCTCAGCACTACAGGCCGTCGCGCACATTCCGCAGCTGGCAAACCTCCTGCGAAACGAGGAGTTCTTGGCCAAGGTCTTGTTTACGAAGCGCAAGAACTGCAGCGACTTTGCTACAGCGCTGTCTGGCATCATGACCAGATACTGGTCGTCTTTCGAGCACACGGGCGTAGAAGCCATTACAGATATCACCGATATTTACGTCAGAATCAACAGAAACTTCGCGGGAAAGAAGATGTACGACGCCACGGAATGTTTCATGAAAATTATAGAGACCTTGAACTCTGCGTTCCTGCCAAAAAAGGATTTTGTTCTCCCGGAGACTTGCGACGCAAAGGCGTGGGAGGAATACGTCATCAAGAACTCTTCCACGTTCCTCTCGGACATTTTCACCGGGCAGACGCGTCGAGTCGCGACGGACGGCGAAGTCGTGTTCAACCACTTTGATGGTATAACAATCAGTATGAAACACCCTACCGTCGAGGCCGGAATCCGCGAATTTCTGCACGATACAGACACCAACGTGAAACAAGACATCACAAAGTTTCCTCTCATTTTGCCCGTGTATTTACAAAAAACTTCTGCAAAGCCATTCATTGGGTATGATACACAGCTGAAACTTTCGGACACCGTGTACGAACTATTCGTTGTTATGGTGCACAGCGGAAACCATTGGATGACGCTGGCTAAGGGACCCTCTGGCAAATGGAACTTGTTCAACGACTCACAGATTGTTGAAATCAATGACTTGAACTCTCTCATTCAACGCGACGCCATGATGTTGCTGTACAAGAAGAAAGTTGATTGTTAAACAGTGATAAGATTTACGTGTTTCTGTCGTTGCACATTTGTCATTTGACCCCGTCTCTGGGTGTGTCTATATAAACAACTTAACTCGGGTTCAATTGTAAAAAACGAAACAACCATGCAGACCCAGAAGAGCGCCGTGTTTGTCAATGGCAAGGAGTTCTCGCTGCACCAGCTGACTGGTCAGTCGGCACATGGCGCCCTCGTGGAGATGAAACGTCTGTCCCTTGACGACCATAAGCGGTTTCGTCTCCCGGGGCCCAACCCCGTCAGCATCGAGAAGAAAGACCTCTCGAAGCTTCGAAGTGGATACGTCATTTCTCCCAAGACTGACGGCACGCGCTACATCATGATGTTCACACGGTTGTGTGGCTACAAGGTGGTCGCGATAATCGACCGCGCGATGAACGTGTTTCTTTTCCCACTGCAAACGGTCCCCCGTTCCTTGTATCAGGGAACTATCTTCGACGGGGAACTAACCGTGACCAAAAACGGGACCCCGACTTTTGTACTCTTTGACGCCGTGGTTATTTCTGGCGTCACCGTGTCCCATTTGAACATGGGTGAACGGTTCACCGCCATGCGTCGCTCCCTCCGCAGTTTTCGGTCCCACCCCAAGGACCCCGCGGATTTGGCATTGAAAGACTGGACGCCCGTAGAGTCCCCCGACGTGAAGAAGCGGCTGGAGGCATCGGAGAAGGTTTTCCACACCGATGGATATGTGATGGTAAACGTCAACAAGTCGGTCACATATGGCCGCGATTTTGATTTTTTCAAGCTCAAACCGCACGATAAGCACACCATCGACTTCATCGTTATGGACGCCGCCGGCACCCTTGGCGTGTTTGACCCCGCGGTTCGAAAGAACGTGTCTATCGCGAGTTACGACACTACAAAGAACATGTTCCTCATTGGCACCATCGTCGAGTGTTCCCACAATGGGGACGGCGCATGGTCCCCCATCCAGATGCGCACTGACAAGACGGAGGCGAACGACATTCTCACGTATCAGCGGACCCTCGTAAACATCCAGGAAAACATTACCCTGGCCGACGTTCTGAATGCCGTGAACAAAGCATAAAATACGACTTGTAATTATGAAAAACAGATAAAAATATTTGAGTACATAAAATGCAACACATGTTTGCAGCATTTATTGCCATTGCAATACTACTCATCATAGCCGGCATTGTTTACCTGAAAAGCGAAAACTTTGCAAACTACCCGTTTAAAAACGATTTTATGAAGCTGTACTACAATGAAATTGCAGAGGATCCCGCGTTCGTCAAAAAATACCCTTATTGGGGGACGGGATCGAAAGTAGGGTTGAGATGCCAGAAGCCAAATAACGTGGGGTGTAACACCATGTGGGTAAACGGGCGTCTAGTGGAAATAACACCAAAACTCGTTGCCAACCTGAAATGTCGTTATGGAATGCCTCTAGAAAAGATTCTTACAACCATAGTGTAAATGTCAGCTCGACAAGACGCACTTTTCGTTTGAGTGACCACACGCGAACGAAAAATACTCTCTTTTACTTCGTAATTACTTCCTCTTCAGGTAACGCTTTTTGCCATCAACGATCACAAACAGAGCGCCGGACTGGGATTTGTGGATGACGCGCCCCTTGCTGTTTTTACGCCCGGTGTTTACATGGGTAGCCGCTTTTGCCGGTCTAGCGGCAAGCTTGGCATTTAGCTTCGCAGTATTTTTAGCAATGCTCTGGCGGAGCTTTTGCATCTCGCTCTCGGCTTTCTGCACGCGCTTTTTCCACAGCCTGTGGGTGTTAGCCGCAACCTTGGCTTTCTTCATCGCGTTTTCCAGGGACTTTTTCATCGCCTCTTTCTGAGCGGGGCTTGCCTTGTTGACACGGGCGCGTATCATAGCCACGGCAGCCTCGGCATCGCGCGACTCCTTTCCGTACTTGTTCGCGGAGGAGAGGGCCTTTTTGTGCACATCGTCAGTGTGTTTCATGTGGCGTTTCTGCCAATTTAGCCTCTCGCGGGTCCTGCCAATTCCGGATTTTCCTTCTGTCTTCGCGCGGCGCCTCTCGTACTCGTCGTTCGTTGCTCCTCTCACGGCTTTCTCGAATGGGTATTGTGGCATTGTTAAAGTAAGCATATATTTTTTTTAGAAGATGCCGTGGCGTCTTGCCAACATTAAATTACAAATTTTACAAAAATACCATCTTTCTTTTTCGTCATTTTTACCATGACGTTTTTGTTTAATACGAAATTCATCTCAGTGTCAAACGCGGCAAGCGATTCCATGAACGAAACAAACATCCGCGAACGAAATGTCTCGCCAGGGAACATCTTCTTCAGTGCGGAACGCCAGAACATCGTTCTCATGCCAGTGTAGCGCACGTCTACGAGCGCGCTCCCCCCTTCGAACGACTGAACGAAGCTGTCAGAAAGAACGTCCATCGCGCCGCTCAGTTCAGACATAGAGTCCTTGAGCTTGAACAGACCCGGAATGAACCGGTCATTCCACGCGTTCATCGTGGGAACAATCGTGTTCCGAATCTGACCGCGCATAAAGTGAGGCGGGGTCGAGTTAGGAAGGAAAGGGATATTGTGGCTGCGTGCGTATTCAATAATTTCGTCTTTCGTGATACCAAGAAGCGGTCGGAAGAACTTGATGCCGTCTTGCTCCACCACGGTGTCCATCCCCGAAAGGTTGTCGTACTTTGTCTCCGTGGCAATGTTTTGGAAGATGTTTTCCAACACGTCGTCCTTGTTGTGGCCCATTGCCACGTGCGCGCTACGAGAAATCGTCTTGTACGTTCCGTACCGAACGTTGCGCGTGTAGCTCTCGTAGGTCGTGCGCATACCTGCGTCTACGCACGGCTGGCGGTTTATCTCGTCAATGCGGCGGACGTGGATGGCGTGCCCGCTCCAGTTTACCCAATCGGCAACAAAGGCCTCCTCGTCGTACGCGCACTTCCTGTTCGTGTAGTTAACCATCGCGACGCGGAGTTCGAAACCGTAAATACCGCGGAGCCCGGAGAGGATGTGGAAGAGCGTCATCGAGTCTACGCCCCCGGAAATAGACATCGTGATCTCGCGGGGGGAGACTCTTTTCAGAGCGGTCTCCACTTCCTTTACTATGTGGTTGTTCCTGTCTACTCGCAACGCGTAGTCGTCGGGGGTGAAAAAAGTCGTCCGGGCATGTTTCTCCGCATCGAAGATGACGTCGTTGCACACGGTATGGATAAACGGACTCTGGTCGCCCGTCGGACAGCGCTCATATGACGCTTTCAGGAAACGATGGACGAATTCGTGACACCCCGGCGTCGCGCGACTCCACACCGCCTTCGCGGCGTGCCGAATCCATACAGGGTCCTTGGTGTGCCGAAGGGGCAGGTGAACAAAGCAGAACACAACGTCGTCGCGGATCTTCTCTACGTTCAATCGGTCGAAGAACGAGAGTGCCAGGTGGAGGAAGTATTCAATGACGTGGTTGCTTTGCGTGTGCCTAAACACGTGTCGAGGAAGCTGGTCAAACGTAATTACCAGATTGGCAATGTCCGCGTTGCTGAGGTCCCGCTGGTCCTCGAGTGAAAAGTTTAGCGCGTTCTCGTGCCGCCTGAGCATATCATCTGTTTCATCACTCTGGGAGAACCAGAATGCCTCATTCTCCAAGAACTCGTTGACAAAATCGCGCACAGAGTTCATTGTGAATACACTTGTGAATACACCACGAGACGCAGAATATCATATTTATGGTTATCCAGCCCCCGGGTCAAATGACAATCTCGTCGGGTATGACCACGGAAGCTCCGCAACGGATGGTGCCATTAGAAAACAGCCGGCGGTACCGGTTGCTTCGCAGAAATCTATCCTTGGATACGCGAGGCATCAGTAATTGCGAATATTTGTCGTAAAACTCGGAGAATGTCATTTCCTCGTACACTTTTATGGTGCTTTTTTTAAAAATGTATTTTAAAAAACACATTTTTAATAAAGATGTTTATTTTAATTTTAATCTAATATCAGTGTAAAAACGTCAATATAAAATAATATCGTCGTTTCAATGTAATATCTTGCTATACAATTAAACGGGGATGACACTAAAAGATATCTCGAAGTCTATTGGTGATTTCTTCCGTCGCGAAAGCACCATCACACACGGCGAGATGATGATGTTGACCCACACGTGCTTGTGATTTACATATCACTCGTGGTATTTGATTGCGCTGCTTTTTTATATCGTTAATGTAATAAACACCATCCAAATGTGTTCAGGCATACGGATAATAACGTCTGACGGCACCGTCCTCGTTGGCAGAACAATGGAGTTTGGTTCTAATATTCTAAAATTTAAGAAATTCACGAGCAAGAACATCAATGGCGTGTCTACTCCTGATAATAAACTGATCGATGGCATCAATCGCAGCGGTCTGCATGTTATGGTTTTTTATTTCCCCAAGTGCGCATCGTTCTCTGCCCCGAAGACAAATCTTATCAACGTGAAGCCCACGGACCTGTCTATGCTGATGCTCGAGCGTTGCACCACGTGCGATGACGTAGAGTACCTAGCCACCAAGGTATGCGTCACAAACGAAGCGTACCCCCCGTTCCCTTCGACCCCTGGTATGCACTGGATGGTCACCGACCTCACCGGTAGGTCGCTCGTGCTCGAACCAAAGAACGGCAAACTGAACGTCTACGACAACCACATTGGCGTGTTTACGAATAGCCCGTCGTTCCCCGAACACCTCGAGGAGGCCGAAAAGGCACTGGCGAAAGTGAGCCAGTATTCAGACCCTGATGCACTGTCCCAGGGTACAGGCGCCGTCGGGCTTCCCGGAGATTACTCTAGTGTCTCTCGGTTCATTCGCCTGGCGTTCTTTACAGACACACTCGTTCAACCGAAAGACGCGGCGGAAGGCATCAACGCGATGGTGCACGTCCTAAATAACTTTGACATAGTGAAAGGCGCGGTCGCCACGATGGACCCCAAGTCAAAGAAAGTGAATTACGAAACCACGATATATACGTCATACTATGATTTAACAAACCGTAATATTCTCATAAAAGATTACTCTAACCAAAATATCAGAGTTCTGTGACGACTTCGTCCGCCCTATTCACGCCGTCTTTTTTCCATTACACGATACAGGACCACCCTTTCCGAAACCAGCGTTTATACAGAAGCTCGCAACATACGTCGTGTAATTAAGACTATCGTAATCTCTATTGGCTTTCCTCGGGTCAGTGATATACTTTCCAGACGCGTCCTTTACCGTCAGTTCCGCGAGCCCCCGTTTGTGCGCCCAGAGACCGCTGTTTTGAACGAGTACTTTGTTAGAGTTCTGGGGGAGGTTTATAGTACTCTTGTTGACGTTCATGTTCTTTGCGAGCGTGTTCACGTTCTTGCCATTGGTATCGGTAATCATATCGCCCATCTGTCGATACCAGTGATAGTCGCGTCCCTTAGAAACGAATGCCATCACCTTGTAGTAGCCCTCTTTGCATTTCACACACGGCTTCGCAAGGTAGCCGCCGTCTTTCTTCGTGGCAAGATCTGCCAGCACGCGCTCCTTGAGGGTCTTGGGGTCGGTGAGGTCATCGTCTTTCTTGAGAGTTTTCGAAATCTCGCCCGGTTGCAGCTTGCGCTTGTTTTTGCCAAACCAATCGATAGCGAACGAATAACAGTTGTTAGACTGCTTTCCAATCCCCGAACCATACACGAAATCTGTAAACAGCTCCTCAGAACCACTCGTCGGCAATTTCGTCATATTTATTGACATATATAGTAAACTAACATAATATCTCGGGGCAAAACGTCGATATTATTTTATATCGACGTTTCACTATCGTATACAACCAATGGATATGCAACCCAGAATGGCTTCCAAACAAATTTACAAGCCGGTTTCGCTCCCGGATGAAATCCGCATGAAGGCACGGAAAATGCTGACTGCCGTGGTAGAGGACGAACAGGTTGCCACGTTTCTAGAAAAGGCCTCGTGGAACCACTCGGTCGAGTTTTGCAAGAAGCGGGACATACAACTAGACTGGGACAACTTTTCATTCAGGAATGCGTATACGCAAAAAATCCTGAGCGTGCGATATAACATCAGGCAATGCCCGGATATACTAGAAAAAATGAAAGCGGGGCAAGCGTCAATCAAACAGTTCGTGAACGCAAAGCCGCACGAAATCTGCCCAGAGAGATGGGAAAAGGCGTTCGAACTGGCGGCAAAACGAGCCCTTCGATTCTCGGACGCCTCGTGCTTAGACCCCAAGGACATG